TGTCCTTGGCGATTGACACTAGCGGAAATGCGGCGTCTGGAGCTGAGATTGGAATTGACCACTTCCGAATTAGCGTCTACTACACGACTTCAGGCGGCCCTGTAAACCTCGCGTTCTCGTACAGCAACACGAACAACCTTGTCGCGTCAAACGTCTATAAACCGACGTTTGCAGGCATTGATAAGTTGACTCAGTCTCCAACTGCTGCGGCTTCATCAGGTGGTGTGACGCAGTGGGTCAACCCGGCTAACGTCTACACGTCGAACAACGCACGCGCCACCCTTACGTTCCCAGGATCGAACGCAACTACTGCCGCGAATTTCGCGTACCTGAACACGACCGGATACGGCTTCAACATTCCGACCGGCTCTCAGATTCTCGGCATCTACGTCACGATTGAGTGCTTCCGCAGCGGGGGAACCGCAGGTGAAGTAAGGCTTGAGACCGTACAGCTTCTCAAGGCCGGTTCGCTGGTCGGAACAAATCTCGGCAACACATCCAACCTGGGCACGACCGAGGGCACTCGCTTCTTTGGCAGCACCACAAATCTCTGGGGCGCGACGTGGACCGCAGAGGAAATCAACAGCCCGAACTTCGGTCTGGCCATTCGCGCACTCGGAACTACGGCCACCACGAACCGCATCGCCAACGTTGACAACGTTACTGTGCAGGTCACGTGGGCACTTCCAGTTCCACCATCGTATGCGTACGAGAACTCTGGCACTGGTGCGCAGACGTACACCGCCAAGTACCACGCTGAAAAGTCGTATTCAAACACCGGCACTGGTACTCAAGCCTACACGGTCAACACCGCAACGCCTCTCGCGTTCACGTACGAGAACACCGACGCAGGATCGCAGAGCTACAGCGCGCGGTTCGACGCGCGGAAGTCGTATGAAGTCGCTGGCACAGGAGCGCAAAGCTACACGCCGCTCTTCACGTTGTCGCGGTCGTACACGAACACTGGAACCGGCACGCACGCGTATGCACCGCTGTTCCGCGAGTTTAAGTCCTATGCAAACACCGGAGCAGGTTCCAACGCGTACGTCGTACAGTTCGCGGCAAAGACCTCCTATTCCAATACGGGCGATGGCGAACAGGCATACACCCCTTCGTTCCTTCGTCCAGGCCTCGGTTACTTCAACTCTGGCAGTGGTGAACACGACTACTCGCCTCAGTTCACCGTTTCGGTCAGCTACGAGAACACAGGTCAGGGCACACAGTCGTACACGCCGACCGTGCCGAAACCACCCGTCACAGGTGGTTCAACCGACGCATACCCGCAGATCATGCGTCCTGGCCTGCAGTCGGTTCACGCGCCGATTGAACAGCCGAAGGTTGAGACCAAGAAGCGCAAGCGCAAGAAGGCAGATGCGAAACCACGCGTTGTAGATCAAACCGCAGTTGATGCGCTCAAGGCCGGAATTCAAATTGAAGTGCCAGTTGATCCGCTCATCGCAGAAGGCCTGGAAGCGGCACGCCTGCTGCTTGAACAGGAACGGCTTGCACGGATCGAGGAAGAGGAACTGCAGATGGTCATGGTTATGGCCTTGGCTCACCGCCGACGTTCACGGTTCCACCGCTTGATCACCTGAGTTCAATAAATAGAAGAGCAAAACTTTGACTGCTCTTCATGCCTACTTATTCTGCACGCTGCACCAAGTGCGGCCAAGAACAAGATTACATCGCACGTATCGCTAACCGCGATGACACGCCGGTTTGCTGCGACGTGAAAACAGAACGGTTCATCACAGGAACCATGCTGCCAGCGATGGGCATATCAGATCACTACAAGGTCGTTTCACCCATCGACGGGAGCACCCTCTACGGTCGAAGTGAGTACAACGCGCACCTCAAAAAGCACAACGTACTCCCTCAATCCGAGCTGCAGGGAGAAGCCGAGCGTCAGAAGAAATACGCCGACGCAAAGGAAAAGTCCGCCCGACGGGAAACGATTCGTAAAGCAATCGCACAACACGGAGGTTAAATGGACGACAACAACTTTGCCACGTCCCAGCACGAACCAGACCCGTACTTCGCAAGTGAAGTACCAGACGAACCAGTAGACACGCCTGTACCGGAGGCACCTGTAGAGGTGGACGAGCCGGAAGAGGTCGTCGATGAGGCACCGAAATCCACCCGCGAGGCACTTGAGCAGGCATACGCCAAGATTAAGGGCGAAGAGAAGGAAGCAGCAGCACCGCAGCCAGCAGCCGCACCAGAAGTCGAGGTTCCGCCAGTGGAGATTGGCGCAGGACCGAAGGCCATCAAAGCGCCGGCATCGTGGAAGCCAGCAGCGCGCGAGAAGTTCGATTCGCTTCCAGAGGAAGTGAAGCAAGAGGTAGCCCGTCGTGAGTACGAAACCGACGCCACCCTTGCGAAAACAGCGCAGGAACGTCGCCTTGCACACGAATTCATGCAGATTGCTTCGCCGTATGCGGCTGACTACCAGGCTGTCGGCATGAACCCAATGCAGGCCGTTCAGCAATTCTTCCAGTACGACCGCGCACTTCGTACTGGCTCTGTCGTGCAGAAGGCGCAGCTCGTCGGGAACATGATTCGCGAATACGGAATTGACCTCGTCGCACTTGATAACCACCTTGCAGGTCACGTTCCGCAGGAGACTCAGCGGCCAGGCTATGACCCTGAACTTGCTGCCCGTCTGGAACGCATGGAGCGATTCGCTTACGAACAGCAGCAATCTGCAGTGCTGGCCCAGCAAAACCAGCTAAATACAACCATCGAACAGTTTGCGAGCGACCCGAAGAACGAGTTCTTCAATGACGTCGCTCCGCACATGGTCGGCCTTCTTCAATCCGGCGCAGCAAGGGACTTGAAAGAAGCATACGAAGCAGCGTGCTATGCGAACCCGCAGGTACGTCAAGTGCTGTCGCAACGCCAGCAGGCCAATCAGGCACGCATGGCAGCAGGCAGCGCATCGCTTCCGGTGAAAGGCCCACGCAACGGACCAGCACCGACGAGGCAGAAGTTTTCAAGCACACGCGAAGCCCTTGAGGCCGCGTTTGCAGAACAGGAACAGGGACGCGTATGAGCAGCATGCTCCGCGTCGTAGTCAATGGCTTGCAACTCCCAGCCCGTGGTCTAACGGTAGCAGAGGCGCGAGCATTGGCAATGTTACAGAAACACACCGGTCGCGAACTCCCAGCGAAAGCAGAGGAAGCGGCTAAGGCAGTTCAAGATCAACAGACGGGGCCAGCGGAAAGCACTCCTGAGTCGACTGAGAACGGCGAAGCAGCACACGTCAAAACTCAACCTACTCAAGAAGGAGCCTAACAAATGGCATTCCCAAACGTAAGCGAAGTCGTTGCTACCACCCTTGAATCGCGAAACGGCCAAGTGGCTGACAACATCAGCAACACCAACGCGATTTTCTCCGCAATGCGCAAGTATGGCGGTTTCAAAGATGTCACAGGTGGATCAACCATCTTTGAAGAACTGAACTTCGCCGAGAACCCGAACGTCGGCTGGTACTCGGGATACGACACCCTGCCTCTCGCAGCATCGGACGTGATCTCTGCTGCCCAGTACACGCTGAAGCAGGCTTCTGCGCAAGTTGTTATCTCTGGTCTGGAAATGCTTCAGAACAGCGGCAAAGAGCAGATCATTGACCTGCTTGATGCGAAGATTTCGGCAGCCGAGACTACCTTGCAGAACCTCCTGGTGAAGGGGCTCTATTCGGACGGGACAGGAGCGTCGGGTAAGCAGCTTACCGGTCTCAAGGCGGCTATTTCTTTGACTCCAACTGTGGGTACCTACGGCGGCATTGACCGTGCCACTTGGGCATTCTGGCGCAACAAGAAGATGAAGGGCGGCGGTGTTGACTACGCTGGCACCCTCAACAAAGACAACATCCAGGGCGTCATGCACTCGATGTTCATGTCTCTCCAGCGCGGTAGCGACAAGCCAAACCTGATCGTGATGGACCCGGTCCACTACGGCGTCTTTATGTCTACTCTGACTGCTGACCAGCGCCTCAGTGACGTGGACACCGCAAACCGCGGATTCATCAACGTGACGTTCTTCGGTGTTCCAGTGGTAATGGAATCCGCAGACTCGGGTATTCCGACCGGTACAACCTACTTCCTGAACACCAAGTACCTCAAGTTTCGTCAGCACCGCGATCGTAAGGGCTCCACTCTCGATCTGGGCCGTTCGACGAATCAAGACGCGATCAGCCACGCAGTCGCATGGGCTGGAAACCTGACTTGCTCCGCTGCCAAGCTGCAGGGCGTGATCCAAGACTAAGTTGGTCGTCAGGGGAGGGCAGCGGCCCTCCTTTGCTTTTTTCGATGAAAGGAAAATCATGGCTAACACCAAAAAAGATGACAAGGACTCCCCGATTGTTCACTCACCTGTTATGGGCTACCGGGTCGAGACTAGGACCGACAAAAATGGCAACGTCATTCAACCGTCAACTATTGCAAACGACGCAGCGGAAGCAGAACCGGGTCGCAACGTTGACTACTTCGAATCGTCCGGTAGAACGATGGAAGAGCAGAACGCAGTCGGAAAAGGAGTGAACCCTTCGGCTGATGTAGTAACGAAGAACGTTACCACGATTGATCCGGTCTTTATCGAGCCTTCACCACTCGCGGACGGGCGAGTCGTTCCAGAAACCGTGCCAGCCTCCTTGCCAGTCAATTCTCCAATTACTGAGCCTAGCGGCGATGTTCACAAAGTCGGTCAAGAGCCTTCGTCCCCGAACGCTAATGATGGAAAGCTAGTACCAGGAGAAACCATTCCGGGAGCTGGTTTGGACGGAAAAATTGACCCTGCCGAAATCGTCAAGCCCGCGAAGATTGTCGATGCGGGAAGCGATAAGGCTGCGCCAGCAGCTGCGACCACTCCGGGCAAATCTGACGCAAAGGCTGCGCCTAAGACTGAGGCAAGAGACACGAAAGGCGACGCAAATACCGATGCGCCTAAGAAGGCTTAAACAGGCCCAGCGATTCAATAAATAGTAGGTCAAACGACAAGGGTCGCTTCGGCGACCCTTTCTTATTCAAACACTCGAATTAGGAGCGACATTCATGCATGCCACGCCCACCGCACTCCGAGGCCGCCGTTTCCCAGGCGACGAAGGTCTTCATATCTCGTTTTACGTCGAAGCCGTCGAATCACCTGTTAAGTCCGAAGCTGAGGGGCGCATCGTTTTCGATGACCAAGAGATGGTCGAAATCCGCATCCCAGGAGACGAAAGAACAATCATCAAAACCTACGCAAGTCGTGAGTACAAAGATCGCTTTCCTGATGAGTACGCAGCATTCAAAGCAAACGACACCATCAAGGAAACCGGTACTCCATTAAGCCAATGGGGAACCCTGAGCCCGTCTCAGATCGCACAGCTCAACGCACAGAACATTCGCACCGTTGAGGCACTCTCGAGCGTCGCAGACAGCAATCTCACATTCATGGGCGGTCACGAACTGCGCAACAAAGCGAAGGCCTTCCTCAAGGCGTCCGCTGACGCAGCAGTAGTCGAGAAGCAGGAAGCAGCACTTGCTGAACTGCGCGCCGAACTTGAAGCACTGAAGGCGGAAAAGAAGGGCAAGTAAAAGGAGGTGACCAAGGATGGTCAAAACGCTTCTCAACGTAATCCAGCAGGTGGCAAGGGAACTTGCGCAGCCTGTACCATCTGAGGTCCTGGCCGATACCACGTCGGCCACGCAGCAGCTCCTTGCGCTCACCGTCGCCGCGTGCGAAGAACTGAGCGACATTCACGACTGGCAGCGGCTTCGCAAGATCGCGACGACTACCAGCGTGAATGGCGTCACTGAATATCCTCTCCCGGCTGACTTCCTGCGCATGCTGCCCAACACGCATTGGGACCGCACGAACACACGTCAGCTGAGCGGTGGCCTCACCGCGTCAAGCTGGGCAAACCTGAACCAGCACACACCGGGACCGGCAACGAACTTTCGCCTCATGGGGAACAAGTTTGTCCTGTATCCCGCTCCGGGCACCACGCCTGTCTCGATTACGTACGAATACATCTCGCGTAACTACGTGCAGCCTGCAGGCTCTCCGCTGATGCAGGCTGAGTTCACGTCTGACTCCGACGTGACCGTGTTCCCTGACCGTCTTTTGGTGAACTTCGTCAAGCTGAAGTTCCTGCAGGAGCAGGGTATGAACACGATGGCAGCAACCGAGAACTTCAACACGTCTCTCGCTTCGGCCAAGGCGACCGACACGCCAGCGCCGGTAATCAGCCTGACCCCATCGACCGGAATCCATTACCTCGATGCGACGAACATTCCTCCGCGTGATTGGGCGCAGTGATGAGGGGTTCGACTCGTAAGCGGCCACTGAACCGCACGACGTTCTCCGCGTCCACACCTGCGCCGAGTGCAGGCCTGAACAGCCGCGATCCGTGGCAGATGATGGCTCCGCAGTACGCCATCAACTTGACCAACTTCGTCGCGTCTCCGCAGGGTGTCGCGGTTCGTCAGGGGTACAAGGCACACGCCACCGGAATCAACGGCTACGTCAACACCCTCATGCCGTACAACGCAATCCCGCCAGTCAGCAACCGCCTGTTCGCTGCGGCCGGTTCGCGCATCTATGACGCGACGTATGAAGGTGACGCTACAGAGTCGGTCACAGACCTGATTTCGGACCAGTGGAGTCACGTCAACTTCACCGCAACTGCAGGCCACTACCTTGTGATCACCAATGGTCTCGACGCGCCGCGCCACTGGAACGGCACGTCATGGACCACTTGGACGAATGTAACTACACCGTCTGCACCCGGTCAGTTCTCCGGGTTCCCACTGCTGTCAAAGCTGGATGGCGTCATTTCGCACCAACGCCGACTTTGGTTCGTTGAACGCAACTCGTCGAAGGGTTGGTACGCCCCAATCAACTCGGTTGGCGGTGCGCTCATATCGTTCGACTTCGGCCCGCAGTTCCCGCGCGGCGGCACGCTTGCAGCCCTCGCTTCGTGGTCGATGAACGGCGGCACAGGTATGCAGAACTACCTCGTTGCAATCTCCAGCGTCGGTGACACCGTCATCTACGAAGGTGTAGACCCGTCAGACAGCACGAAGTGGAGTTTGAAAGGTTCATGGCGTCTCGGCGCACCAATCGGAAATCGCTGCTTCCTGCCGTTCGGCGGCGACGTGCTTGTAGTTACACAGGACGGTCTCATGCCGCTGTCGAAGTACATGCAGACCGTGACCCGTACGGAAGCACTGACCGACAACATTCGCCCAACCCTAACTTCTCTCATCTCGTCGCAGCGTGGTCTCCCTGGCTTCCAGATTCACGACTACCCAGCAAGAAACCTGCTGATTTTGAACGTCCCGCAGGTGAACCCTGACGCGAACGTGCAGTTCGTCTACAACACGATCACAGGCGGTTGGTCCCTTTTCACCGGCTGGCCTGCACAGTGCTGGGGCACGCTAGGAGACCAAGTCTTCTTCGGGAATGACGGCACCGTCTCCCTCGCATTCTCCGGTTACAAGGACGGGGCAGGGGTGGACGGTAACGGCGGAAACATCTACACAGCGACCGCGCAGCAGGCCTTCAACTACTTCGAGAAGCCTGGGATCAAGAAGCGCTTCGTTCGCGCAAAGGTCAACCTTCTGTCCGCATCAGGCAGGCCAAACGTTCGCATCGGCTGCAACGTGGACTGGTCTACCGCATCGCCGGTCAACCTTGGCTCCGCGTCGGCTACCAGTGCTTCGATTTGGGGCATTGACACCTTCGGGGATGCAGAGTGGTCAGGTGCAGGCCTCATCAATTCCAACGACTGGCAGACCCTCGGCCCAATCGGCTACGCAGGGTCGCTCGTCATCGCGGTAGCTGTTCTTTCGGAGACCGTTTGGCACTCGACTGAGTGGGAACTTGAGCCTGGAGGCTCACGGTAATTGGCTGTCTGTGTCGGTTGAATAAATAGAGCGTTAGCAACTGAAAGCCTCTATGACTCAACTGCACACAGTCACCGATCAGTCGTATGCGCCCGTGTTTCAAGCGTGGATGGCGAAGCACCTCGGCGTGACTTTCGACCTCGCTGAGACGCACTACGTCGCCTCAGTTCTTGAGAACGAAGACGGCACTTTTGAAACCGTTGGCTGCACCGCACTGAACCGCTGGACTGAGGGTTCCTGCGAAGGCCACGCAGCAAGCGACGGCTCAAAGCGACAAAAGATCGACCGCGCATACATCTACACGACGTTCGACTACGCATTCAACCACGCGGGCAAGAACTGCCTGCTCACCTACGTCTCTGTTGACAACCACAAGTCGTTGGCCCTGCAAGAACTGCTCGGCTTCACAAAGGTTGGTCACGTCCCTGGTTACTACGGCGAGGGCAAAGACGCCTTTCTTTTCTCGATCACCAAACAGCAGTGGCTGGATGGGCAATGGGCGTCCGTAGAAGCCCCAAAACAGGAGTGAAGCTATATGTCATCGAGCCCAAAACCGCCACCAGCGCCGGACTACCAAGGGGCAGCGCAGGCAACCGCGCAAGGCAACCTTGAAGCGATCAAGTACCAGACCGAAGCGAACCGCATCAACCAGTACACGCCTTGGGGTTCTTCGACTTGGAACCAAGATGCGAACGGAAAGTGGACGCAGACCGAGACGCTGGCACCTGAGCTTGCACAGGCGCTTCAATCACAGCTCCAGATTCAGCAGGGGCGCTCCGACCTCGCGAACAAGATGCTTGGCGCGGTAGGTCAGAGCTACGGCTTCACCGGCCCAAATCGACCAGCGATCCCGAATGTCACCAGCACATGTAAATTGATACAGGCCAGCACTTGAAAATTGATACAGCCGTTTGAGAGGATGGCTGCTTTTTTCCGGGGCAGCCTTGATATCAAAAGAGGTGTTTGTGGAGATGCA